ATATAGACGGCATAACAATATTAGCTGACGCGGTTGTAGAACCCGTTAGTCTTACTGATGCTAAGAATTGGTTGCGTATAACTAATTATGATAGCGATGATGTGCTAATTGGTGATTTGTTAAATGGTGCAAGGGTGCATATTGAGAAGCTGACCGGTTGTTCTTTGGTTAACAAGTCAGTAAGGATAAATGTTGAATTGACTCCACAAAGCCAAGGATTTTGGATGCTTGATGTGCCTTATGGGCCATTGCTTTGTGTTGACGAGGTTAAGATTAAGACAGGGATGAACACCTACGAGGTATTGACAAAAAATAGTGATTTTGAGGTGATAGGTGGTAAAATTTGGATATATACGGCAGGTGTATATGTCATAAAGTATCAATGTGGATTCAGCACCATTCCAGAGGACTTGTCTACTGATATACTTACTTTAGTTGCTTGGTCTTATGAGAATAGGGGTAAGAAGTTCCAAGGTGATGCGAAAGCAGGAATGTTGAAAGAGTTTCCAAATTGGGATGGTTTAAATTATCATCAGTATAAAAAAGTTGTGATATAGTGAGTGGATTTAGCTTAAATATTAATGATGCCAGATTTAGGGAAATGCTCAATGAGTATAAAAAAACTGTCAATGATTTATCAATTATGATAGATCAAGAAATAGCAGCACATGGCGAATTAATGGCAGCAAGTGCTAAAACTAAATGCCCAGTTGATACAGGAAGGTTAAGAAGTTCTATTCAATTAAATAAGCAACAATTTATGTCTTATGAATTAATTGCTAATACTAATTACGCAGCTTATGTTGAATTTGGAACTGGTAAGGGATTTATACCTAATGGTGAACCTTGGGATAGTATTGCATCAACATTTAAAGGAAAAGGAATAAAAGAAGTAAATTTGTTACCAAGGCCATATATGAGACCAAGTGTTTTGGCATATATGCCAAGTCTAAAAAAAACTATATATAATTTAATTAATCAGCAAAAGAAAGTATAATGCTTGATAGTTCTAATAATATTAGAAATATATATATAAATGCTTTAAATGGCAACATATCCTATGGTGGCAAAAATGTTCCTGTATATGGCCAACAACCTTTTAGTACAACACCTCAAAATTATATTGTAATTTCATCAATAACTGAGGTAGCTGTAAATACAAATAACTCTTTTGGTAATAGTGTTGATGTTGTAATTGATATATTTAGTGAACAATATAGAACATACGAAAATTCAATTGTTGACAATATATCATCTCAAATACTTAATATATTAATTCCAGATACTCAGGTCAATGGATTTAGTGATACATTTTTTGAGGTGTATCCAACACAAAGGACTTCTTCAAGTTATTTGCCAATAATCGAAGGTCAAAATTTTATTGCAAGAAAGATAATAAGTATTAGTAATTTAGTAAATCAAAAATAAAATAAAATGGGACAGATTTTAGGATCATTGCAAAACATAGAGATTGATGTAGCTGGTGGCTCATCTTATAAGAATCTCGTGTGTCTGCGTACGGCTTCAGTTAATACAACTGTTGACTCAACAACCGAGCAAACAAATTGTGGGCCTTTGACATCAGTTGCTGATGCAACAATGGGTCTTGACTTTGATGCAATTTGTGAGGTATCACCAACAGTTGCTCAGATTTCTTATGAGGATTTGCTTGTTGCTATGGCTGCAAAAACACTTATTGCAGTAAGAGTACAGAACCCAGTTGTTAGTGGTGCAAGTGTAGGTGCTGCCTACTACCATCAGTTCCTTGGCTACATAACTTCACTTACCCTCAATCAATCAACTACTGAATTTATCAATTTTTCTGGTACTGTTACTTCTACCGGAACAGTTGATGTTACTCCTTAATTATGAACTACACTACTATTACTATAAACGGAACTAAGATTGGACTGAAATTCGGGATGGCATCTTTTAGATACCTTTCCGATAAGTTCGTAGAAGGCAAGGCTTATACAAATAACGAGTTAAATGAGATTGGGATTGCCCATATTTTGTATAGCGGTTATTATAATAATTGTCTTATTAAGGATGCAGAGATTGATCATAGCTTTGAGTCTTTTGTTGACTTTATAGAAGCAAATCTGAACAACGAAGGTGTACTATCCGATATAAAGGATATAATACAAATATGGAGTCAGAATGAGTTTCTGAAGCAGAAAGAGGAACCAAAGCAAGAAGCAAAAAAAAAGACTACTCGTGGGAAGAAATAGAAGCATTTGCGTTTGGTGACTTATGCCTTTTGCCGAATGATTTCTACAAAATTAGTCCGAGAGAGTTTTCTTTAATGATAAGAGGAAGTGAATCCCGAAAGGTTGACACTTACAAGCAAACAAGACTTTTGATGTTTACAATGGTGCGGTTGATGGGTGATCCTAAGACCGCACCAAAAACACCAGAGGCTTTATGGCAGTTGCCAGGAGATGAAGAAAGTGGTAATGTGATGAATGATGATGAGATGCGAGAAATATTTAAAAGGTTGGGTAAATGAGTACAAGTCCATTTGTTTTTGAGATAGGTGCAGACATAACTAAATTCACTAAATCTATTGGTGAAGTTGAGGCTGAATTAAAAAAATTCAAGACTGCATTAAAAACAGATACAGGGGCAGCTATCGTAGAAACAAATAAGCGAATTAAGGAACTTGAAACAAGCCTTGTTAATCTTAAAAAAATAGGACTTGATTCAACTCAGTCTTTTGGTAAAGCATCAACTAATGCATTAACATCTTTATCTCTTGCTATTCAAGACGTATCATTTGGCTTTATAGGTATTCAGAATAACCTTCCAGGTATTGTTCAAGGATTTGGTCAAATGACTGCAAATGCTAAGACTGGTGCATCCATTATGTCACAATTAGGAACTGCATTAGTTGGCCCTGCTGGAATATACCTTGCATTTAGTGCTGTGACAGCAATTGTAACTAAGCTTTCAATGGAATATGGAAGTTTAGGTGAGGTTATGAATGCAATATTTGGTAAAACAAATGCATTATCTGGTAAAATAAAAGAATTATCTGAATCATATGCAGAATTTAATAAGCAGTTAAAGACATCTCAAGATATTGTAGGAGAAGAAAAAGCATCTACATCAGCTCAAATTACTGAAGTACAAACTTTATCTAAAATAATTTTAGATCAAACAAAAAGCTATAATGAAAGAAATGCTGCTTTAAATAGACTAAAAGAAATTAATAAAGATTATTTTGGTAATCTTGACTTAGAAAAAACAAAATTTAGTACACTAACAGATGCTGTAACAGGATATAAAGATTCTTTAGTACAAGGGGCAATAACTAAAGGTTTTCAACAAGAAATTAATAAAACAAATGTTGAATTATCAAAGCAACAAATACTATTAGAACAACTTCAAGATGCAACAGATGCTGCAAGAAGGGCACCAATAACAATTAGCAGAGTAACTGGTGAACAAACCAATACACAAGCAATAAAAGATGCAGAATCAGCTTATAATGCGCAATTAGTAGTTGTAAATGAATTAAAAAAAAGAAAAGCTGAATTAAATAAAGAGATAATAAATAGTGTACAAGCACAAATTGCATTAAGGGCTCCAGTAGATGCTGCAACTGCTGCACTTGAAAGGCAAAAGAAAGCAGAAAAGGAAGGTAAAGTAAAAATAGGAACAATAATAGATAGTGGTGAATTAGGTCCAGGAAATTTATTAGATACACAAAAAGCCTTTGAAGCATATGTAAAAGGTAATATAAATATACAAAATGCGGGAATTAAAACATTAACCAGAGATAGAAATTCTTTTAGAAATGAAATTGTAAAAGATGGATTATTATTTCCTAAAAAGTTAGATAAAAATGCAGGTTTTTTAAATAAAAATCCTTTAATTGAATTCCAATTTGGTCAAATTAAGCAAATTATAGATGCATTAAAAGAAGAAGCTAAATTTATTGATGATGCATTTAGGCAGCCATTAGAAAACCTATTTGTAGATTTTCTGCAAAAAGGTAAGCTATCTTTTGAGGATTTTACTAAGTCTGTAATGAGAAACATTACTCAGCTTGTGGCAAAATTAGCTGCAAGTAAATTATTTGAAGCATTGGCAAATTTGATTCCACAAATTGCAGGCACACTTGTCCCTGGCGGTACAGGTTTAATGGAATTAACAAATATTTTAGGTAGGGGTAGAAATATATTTGGTGCAGCTAATTTGGGTGGTATTGGTGGTGGTGGTATGAACTTAAATGGTCAAGTTGTTTTTGTGCAAAGGGGTACTGATCTTGTAGGTGTAATGAATAGAACAAATGCTCAAATACAAAGAATTGGATAATGGCATACGGATTAAAATATAGAATTACTTTTAAGACATTACAAAATGATACTTGTAAGGTTGATATTTATATTGACTCTTATACTGGTAGTGTTACAAACTTAGACCCTGCTGTAAATCCTTTTATATTAAGAGAGTTTAATACTGATGATGATACTTACAAATCATTAAGACCACAACAAGCAACAATAAATTTTATTAGTCAGTCAGGTGTATCAATAGATGATTTTTTAGGAAATTCTGATACATATGCTTATGTCGCATTTGAGTTTTTGAGTTCTACTCAATATTATTGGTTTGGATATTTGCTTCAAGATGACTTTCAAGAAACATGGCAAGATTCAAGCCATATAATTACATTAAGGGCAAGTGAAGGATTGGGTTTATTACAAACACAACCACTTACCGATAACTCAGGTAATGAACTAATAGGTAAATATACTCCTTGGCAATTAATACAATACGCAGGTTTTGGAACCATACAAACATTTGTAGAGCATAAAGTAATTAGTAATTTATATCATTCTACAATGGATGATACACTTGATATTCCATCAATAGGACAATGCTATGTTGATGCAAGGACATTTAGTATTGGTGATGGTGAGTATGATAATAAGTACAATGTACTTGACAAGATAAACTCAGCCTTTAATCAGACATTAATTCAGTACAAAGGAAAGTGGGTTATATTTAGACCAGAGGAGTTATTTATGACTCCTGCACAAAGTTTAAGGCAGTTTAATGTAACACTTTTAGGCACAACAGTTACTAACAATAGATACGATATTGAGGTAGGTGTAAATGAGGATATAAAGCCTATTGCACCTGAGATGTTAAGATTTATTAATAGACCAACAAAGGTTGATGAGATTGATTTTTTCTTTTCATTTCCAAGTGAATTATTTTTAAATGAAAACTTCCAAAGAGGTGCTTTTGTTGGAGGTGGTGCTTTAGGTGCAGGATTTGGTAGCTATCAGTATTTTAACGTAAATAATTGGGTAAATTATACTAATACAAGAGAGAGTCCAGTAGCAACAGGTTCTGTACTTACAAGATGGCTATATACTAATTTGTCAGGATTTGATTATGAAAATTTTATAGAAGTTCAGTCAAGCACAACAGAGGCTTGGGCTCAATCAACTGAAATAAAAATAAAAAAAGGAGATCAAGTTGAATTTACATTTGATTGGATTGTAAATAGGGACTCTATTTTAACAAATACATATCCTACCGATACTGATTTTAATGTAATGCAAATATTATTTAGGTCAGTAGCTACTCCAACAGTATTTAAATATGGTGCTGATAAGGATGGTAAATGGGTATTTGGTGCAAATTTTGACTCTGCTACAATTCCTAAAATAACATATAATTACGATAGCGTATCTGATTTTACTTGGACTAATTTTTCTATAACAACAAATCCTGCTTTACTTGATGGTTGGATAAAAATATTGTTTCCAAATAATGCTTTGTTTATTCCAAATAATCCTTGTATAAAAAATTTACAAGTAAATTATATAACAAGTATTAATGGTATAAATTCAGACAAAGTAAATGGCACATTTGACAGATTTACTAAATCACAAGATATTAGAATTGATTATACAAATGCTATATATCTTGATAATGTAGAAAATTTTAATATTCAAGGGGCATTATTTGCTCCAGATGATGACACGATTGCAACACCAGATTGGTACAGATATCGCTATCAATTGGAATCAGAACCATTTAAGAAGCAGAATTTGATTGCCAATTGGGAAAGGACAAGGTTTCATAGGAATAAGATTGATGTGAACTTATTCGGTCTTAAATACGGCTCTGAGCCGATTGGATTGCTTAATACCATTAAGTTTGTTGATGATGACCCTAACAAACTTTACTATATAGCAAATCTCAAAGAGATTGACTTTGCGAGTGCTACCTGGCAAGCCACACTTGTTGAGGTTTATGACAATGATAGGGACTTTCTTATTAATACAAATGCTACATATACCAATAAAACAGGGTCAGGTCTTGTTCCAATTACTTTAAATTATGGGCAGTATTTCACAGTAACGGGTGGAAATGTTCTGAAGTACACCGGAACACCAACCATTACAGTTGACTTCAAGTGTAGGGTTGTTGGAAGCATTACAGTATCAA